ACTTCAATTGTAACGGTGACATCTTTTTTCATAATATTATCTTCCTTTATAACTTATATACAAAGAAACTTCACTTTGGTTTTGAGTGTAACAAATAACACTATTCAAATGATTGTAAATCATTCCTTCACTCCGAATTACCTAGAAAAAGCGTCCGTTCATTCTCGTATGGCTTTCCTATTCCAAACTTGTTACCGCGCATGTCGATATAATCAACATGTTTTGCTGGGTCAAAGTCGGCTCTATTGTATGTGTCTCCCTCATAATTTCCTCCATCCATATTGCACGCTGCCGTAACGCAAGCGTGCTTCGTTCCATGTGGCGAGCGCCACGAATCTTCCTCTCAAATCCGTTATGATCCACATTTCAGTAGTCATGAAAAGCTTCTATAAGTTAAGTATGCTTCTATTTCTTGCGGATCTTTCTTGTAATTGATGACACTTTCCATGTGATTTCGGAGCATGCCTTCACTTAACCACGCAAGCCTTTGCTTGAATTCAAGGTTGTTGGACACGTCGAGTAGCGGGTAGGCTTTAAGCAAGTTCTTCTTGGCTGGGTTCGTTTTCATATATTCCTCACTCTAAATGTTCAGCGAATGTGTGCATTATACATGAACAAATTAATATGTCAACTAAAATCTATATCAGAAAAATCATGTTGCCTCATGCCAACAGATGATACAGAAGAATCAATCTTACCAGAATCAGATAACTGACATTGTGAAGAATCCTCAACGTCATAAAATTTAAATTTTGACAAATCAATCCCAATCAAAAATTTACGATAATACGATATGTCGCCAAATCTTGACTTTAATTGTTTAACCATAACTTGACCCATCTTATCAAGTTCTTCTGTTCGGATAATAGCGAATAACATGTCAACAGATTGAGGCAATCCTATACTTTCAGATGTGTCTGATATTTCAATGTCAGATGCTCCATTTCCTCCACGAGTTGTTTGAGTAGCTGATAATATCGGAACATTATATTCAACTGCTAACCCTCTCATTTCCTCTGTTATTGATTTAACAATCGTATAAGAGTTATGATTTCCACCAGACTTAAATCGTGAACTTGAGCAAATATTCAGGTAGTCGATATAAATCATATCTGGTATAAAATTTTGTTTCAATTTTAATTCTTCTAGCAATGATCTGATATGTGCAGCACTAGCAGACCCAGTAGGATACTCTTTAATAACTAATTTGCCATGTGATTTAGATTCTACTCCTTTTATACCTGATATAAAATCCTCTTTCTTCATCGTTGAAAGACCATCAAGAGTAATATCTAATACGTTACAGTCAATGCGTTCGGCAATTCTTTCTTCTGCCATTTCAAGAGTAACATACAAACAATTATATCCAGACTTAATAGCATTAGCTGCATGGTCGCACATAAATAAACTTTTGCCAACTCCAGTTCCGGCTAAAATAACAGATAATGATTTTTTAGGCAATCCACCTTTAGTTATCTTATTGAAGTATGAAAGATGAAATGGAACACGTTCTTCTTTAGCATGATAAAAATCAAATCTTGATCCAGCATCATCAAAGAAGTTATGACCAACACTTTTATCAAATGATATCGACAGAGCATCTTGTAAGATACTTGGAATAGCTCCTTGATCTAATGATTTATCTTTACCATCAATAATGTTGATCGAGTCCATGATGGCATTATAAACAGCTTTATCTCTGCAAAACTGTTCTGTTCTTTCAAGCAACCAATCTTTATTTTCTTCCTTACCAGATAATTCTTTTACCAGTTCAGATGCACTATCAAATTCATCCTGAGAGAATCCTTTATGTTCTCTAACCATCAGAGATAATATTTTTTGATTAGGTGGTTTATTATGTTTATCTGAGAATAGTTGAATAAATTTTAGTAAAGTTTGTTCCTCTCTAGTTTCAAAATATGCTTCTTTAAGATGTGGAATAGCTGCTCTAAAATATTCATCATTGTTAATCAGATTTTCAAGGATAATATTCTCAATTTTTGTATCATCCAATTATGCAGCCTCCGCTGTTACAGGCAGAATCAAATCTAGCCCAGAATTTAATGTAGAATTTACTTTACCATTAATATCCCATCTTGTAGGCATCCATTCTTCAACTTTTTCATTATAGTACATACCAAGTAGAGGATAATCATTAGATGCTCTATCAAAAAATACTACAGCATCAAGCCCATGAACAGTCTTGTATTGAATCTCCATCTGTACCACCTCCGTATATTAAAGTGCCTTCATTCAACTGTTCAAACATTATACTATTGAGAATAGTTGAAAGCAATTTTTCAAAATCTTTTTTATCTAATATCTCACCAGATACGATATTATATGTAAAGAATATTTTGCACTCTTCCTTGTCGGTGGACTCTTCTACATTTACAGAACCAAATGTAAATTCAATATCTTTAAATTGTCCATCTGATATTTTGAATACTTGGAATCCATTAATGTCTTTATCTAATTTAGTATACATCACATGCCCTCATTTTTATTTTTAAACATGAAATTAGACTTATGTTGTCCAGCATATTCAAATCCATGTTTACTCATAGCATTATTAAAGTGTTTATTTTTAGTAATCATGTCGTATGTATGATTTAATTTAGCATCTGCTCCATGAAATCTTAGAACTGGAATCTTATGAGCAATAGCACCTTTAACTGCCACATTAGCTACCTTATTAAATACTCTCAGCGAATCTTTTAATCCAGTTCGACCTTCATCATATTCAGATGCATCAGTTGAGAACTGTCCTTTCTTTACTCCAAACCCTAAAGTTCCATAATGCTTATGTATGCTAACACAAACATGGTGTGATGGAGAATGAGAGAAAAATGTATATGCAAAATTATCTTTTGTATTCCAGTTACCATCATGTCCATCAGTACCATATTCTGTTTCTTTTGGTTCAACAGATTCCTTTAAGGATATAAATTCAGAAAATGAATACATCATCTTTGAAAATTCTCCTTCGTTGAAACAAAAGTATGAACTCATTCAGATTCTTCTTCGTATTCTGGTTTAGCTAATTGGTATTTACGCTTGACGAATTCATGATATGTTTTATCTGATAATATTGATGTCCAGAATTCTTTGTTGTTAGTATCAGCTTCACGATATTTTTTATCTTCAATTTCACCTGTTGTCACATCTACTTTGCTATACCATCCATTAGATGGCTTCTTAACATGTCCGGATTCTAATGCTAAATCTAATAGTCCAGAATATGTTGAGATACCACCATTAAATTTAACTGTAAATGTCATCTTTGATTTTTCTCTTACATATCTGGACTTTTCGATATTGATAGTAAAATTATACCCTACTAGTTCAGTACCATCTTTTTCTTGTGATCGACCTAACATAAGAACAACATTAGATGACAACATTCCACCAGTACCTCCACTCATAACCTGCTTAGAATACATTTCTTGGGTGTCATATGAGTGTTGGACTACGATGCATGGAATATCTTTTATCGTAAGATGTGGTGTAATGATGCGGTAAAACGATTTTAAACTTTTAGCTCTTGTCATATCTTGTGATGAACTTTCTTTCTCAGCGTCATCAACTTCTTTTTTACTAGCTAAATTTCCAACAGAATCTACAAATATGATTACCTTATCAGACTTTTTAATTTCTTCAAGTTTCTTAACCAAGTCGAACTTCAAATTTTCTATGTGAATAATTGGTAGATGAATCATACGATCTGTATCAATTCCATGTGACTTTAGATAGTCAATAGATGTTCCAAACTCTGAGTCATAAAATAAACAAACAGCATCTTTATACTTTGACATATAAGCTTTAATCATGATAAGTGATAAATTACTTTTGTAATGACGACTGGGACCACATACTGAAATTAAACCAGAATGAACTCCACCATCTAATGCACCAGTTAATGCTACATTGATAATAGGAACGGATGTTGGACAAATATCTTTTGGCTCAAAAAATGCTGATTCTGAAACTGTCTCGGCTTTGATACTTCCTGCTGCTTTTAACTTTTCTAATAGACTCATACTATCCTCTTATTGTAATGTGTTAGTTGAAGGTAAGATTATTTTATCATCATCTGTTTTTTCAACTTTATCAGCGACAACTTCACCACCACGTTCTAAGATATGAGTATCATGTGACCATACATTTAAGTCGTACTCATATTCCACTTCACCATCTTCATCCATTACAAGTGCGGTTGCTGAAATTGAATCTGGAAATAATGAAGATACTCTATCTAAGGTAGCATCCAATAAACAATCTACACATTCTGAGTTTAATTCTGTTTGAATAGTAATAACGAGTGGTTCTTCACGCTCTGTTCCATCATCTAAAAATATGACGAGTGCAGAATAGTAATATGGTTCACCTTCATCATCAATATCTGTATAAAGTTCGATACCAATATGTGATGCACCAAAGTATGTCCAATTTGGAATAGTTAATTCTTTCTTCTTTGCCATGTGATGCTCCTTTAAGTTAAGCCATTTGATTTATATCAATGGTGGCGATCCATCTAATTTTATTTATGAGAAAAAATCCTCTAGTGATGCTTCTTCTCTTAGACTCCACTTAGCACAATCTGTTAATGTCTTTAGTGGATGCTCAAATGCTTTAAAAAATTGTGTTTGATAATCAACATATTGATCTAAATTTAACTCCTTCGGTAATTTCATATTAGATGGAAAGCTTATAGCATTTTGTTGTATAGTATTAGGCATCTTCAAATACACAATCTTTGTCTTATCTCCATTCTGTATTTGTTGAAGAGTATTATACTTTTTAGTATTAACATTATAATTGTTAGCGGCTCTTACATGAAATGGTATTCCTTTTTTAGTCTTACCATATTCAATCCATTTATCAATATCAGAAACCCCTTTTGGGAATGCTATCTCATCTGGAGTCAATTTCATAAAATCTTTTTCAAGTTGAGCAAAATATTGTCTAAATGATAGTTCATCACTTTCAAATATCATCCTCAAACTTGTTGTTAATTTATCTCTGCACCACTTAGGAGTAGATGATCTGACAATTTCAATTCCAGTACATTTTAACTTTGGTGGATCATATGCTACTCCCTCAGAGTTATGCACATAACAAGCATAATTCTTTTTTGCTCTGAACAGAATCTTAGATGCAATCGCTTCACGCTTAGATGACATCAACTTCTTATAACAGTTCATCTTATCGAAAACCTCTTGAACAGACTCATTGATTATCGGCTGACAAACTTTATCTCCAAACTTATCTAAAAAGTCAACTATCTCTTTCTGAGTCTTTCCTTTACAAAACTTGTCTACTACTGATTGAACATTCAAATAAACCGAATCGGTGTTATGTACTAGGATGGAGTTTGCGAAAAAATTATGTACGGTTTCGACTTCTAAATCATATACATACATCTCACATATTCCAAGTGATTCTATCGTACAGCCGCTTGCTTTTGTGTAATCAACTTGCATATTCTCTCCAATGTTGCAACTTTATTTTCGTTATAATCTTTTTTCCATACTGTAATGCTGTCAAATCCAAAAGATTCAAGTAATTTTATTTTATTGTTATTATAAAATCTGTTGATAGAATTTGACGGGGTTTTACCTCAATTAGAACTTCATTTCGTCTAACTATTATAGAATGATCTTCTGTAACATCTACCGACTTATCAAGAACTGTTATTCTAAACATTTCTTTTTTAATCTTGTGTCGCATCACATGCAATATCTTATTTCGACTTAATCTACTTTCGTCTAATGTCAATGTGGTTGATTCTATACAAGGAAGCACATATTCCTTGTCATCACAATCCGTGTGCAAATGGGAATCAAAAAACGTCTGTATTTTCAATTTTTCTCCATTTACATCAATGATAGAATCACCAGAAACGCTATCTCCATATACAACATAATCCTTATCTACAGATTTAAGAATCTTATTAAAATTGATATTAAACTTATCTGCTAAGTGCATATCAGATAATTGACCAGATAATGTAATTGCTTCACCCATACGATAATCATAGAAGTGGAATGCAGAATTATTCATGGCTCCATAAACGCCATTGCCCA